TGCGCCGTTGCTGGTTGCGCCGTTGTTGCCGGTGCGGAATCTACCTTCGTAAACAAGAGATCTCTCCACGCCGCCATGTTCGTTGGATTGTTAACAGAAAACTGCCATGTAAGTTGTTTCGCCTGCGCAGCATACGCAAGTTTATTTCCTGTATGAAACTTAATAATCTTATCAATCATGTCGGCACCGCCCTCAAAGTCATTCTCATCATAATAATATCCATAGTCCTTGAATCGCTTAATATTATGTACAACAGGGAATCCCATCGTAAAAAACTCTAAGAAACTGTAATTGTATTCGTTGTTCACCTGGTGCATAATGACAATCGCTGATGGGAACGCTTTTACTAGATTTACAATATGCGCGCGCGGCGTAAGTTGTAGTTTACCGTCTCTATGCATAGTTATATAAGGCAGAATAGACGAAGTGTAATACATATTCTGCTTGAGTCGCTCACCATTAATCGCAATCACCTGTTCAACGCGTCCAGGAAATCGACGATAATACGCCTCCGCAACCATAATAGGAATCATTGAATTCTTCTGGAAACTGATATTCGGTTCCATAATTACAAAGGTGCGTGGAGTTTCCGGTCCAAGACCCTTGTCAGTATACACTTGCCCTAAATCCTGAATAAACATGGGATCCCAAAGATATGGAGCAATTCTGGTTTTCCCACAAAGGGCATTGATTGAACCGGCGTACTCCGCATGGAAATCGTAGTGGGGACTCACCCAAATCTCGTCAATCTCGCCTGCTACATGATGACTAAAATTTACATTCTTAAGGAATGTCATCGTTTCAATATCAATGTTGAGAATATTGCCAAGATATAGTTTTGAGACCTTTGAGCCCATAGAACGGAAAAAGCGGCGAATGCCTGGGTCACACGACATACCGATTTCAAGATAGGAGGAGACCGGAAATGGCGCAGCGGCGTACTCCTTAAAATCTAACATACGAAACTTCTCGTGGAGCGTGGCATCCTTATGATTTTGATTATTGTCCACCATCAGCCATGGCTTGAGTCCCATCACCTCCAACATGCGGTAAATAATATAGACATTTTGAAAAAGACCATTTGCCCAGATATGGTCATCTGGAATACGAATCGTCGTAAGAATCACATTTTGCCGATTATCCGTCGCCTTAATGTCATTCAGTCCAGGCGGATTTACCGGCTGTGCCGAAAGACCAAAGCCTGTACTAATGTTCGGAAAACTCATCGTTAGTGATTCTGGGGTTTATATGTTTAGACCGGTTCCGCAAAGCGACAGCCGCATTCTGTAAATTATTTACTGGCATCGTCCCGCCTGGGCAATCTCCGCGCCATTGCACATACAGGTCTGCGTCTTACAGACATCGCCGTTCTTTATCGCCGGTGGCAGCACATACTCATTCTGAAAGCCCTCCATCTTCTGGGTCAAGTGCCAGACCGCCTTGTGCGTAAAATGGTATAGGACCGCAAAGATTACACCATGCGTTAAAGCCACTACAAACTTAGAACCCTTAGGAGGAAGTGTAACGAGAATACCGGGCGTGAGGACAAGAAACAATAGCGCTGTGAACGCAGTCATCAAAGGATGGAACATCTCTACTATAAGAAGGGTTTAAAATCCTGTGCTTCTTACAATAAGGAGGAATGACATCCCGGTCCGGTGGGTTGATGGAACTTGTTGCTCGCGGCAAGAAGGATATCTTCTTTACCGCAAATCCTAAAGTATCGTTTTTTCACAGCGTTTACATGCGTTCGGTTCCCTTCACAAAGGAAATCTACATAACACAACCGCGTAACCAGCCTGATTGGGGGCGCTGGGTCGATTTTGATATTGACCATAGAGGCGATTTTGCGAAATACTTTTATCTACATATTGAACTTCCTACATGGCTGCCGCCGCTCGCTGTTGCTGCCAATCCTACCGGTCTTGTGACCGATGCGAGCGGGGTCACCTTTGGTTATACGAATAGTATTGGATTCCAAATGATCGATAAAATACAGTTGTTCCAGGACCAGGTCATTATTCATGAATACTACGGTGAATACTTAGCATGGAGACTGCGTCAAGAATCGGAGACGGGTAATGTATTTCTTATGAACGACGAAGTGGGTGCTCATATTGAAACACCCCTTGCTCTTGGACGCTCTGCCACCCTAGCACCGCTAAGAGTACCTATTCCTATTCTTGGTTCCCAGGGGCTCTTTGAGCCTGGATTGCCTTTAGTTGCCCTTCAACAACAGCGTTTCCGTATACGCATATATCTGCGAAAACTCACAGATGTTGTTACAGCGAGCGATGGACGGCTCAACCCGGCGCCGTGGGGTGGCAAGCCATTACTTATCCAAAGTGTGAAGGGAGGTCCTATTGATGCCACACAAGTTACACTCCCTTTGTCCAGTTTAGCGCCTGTTCAAATGTCCCTTGAATCGACGCAACTCTATTTACCTCGTGATGCCAATACATGGCTCAAAGCCCAGACATTACAGATTCCGTTTACCAATATTCGGCACGAACAGTTTACCATCGAGGACAATTCATTTGTTGCTGCATCGCCGCCCTATTCGGCAACTGTACAACTCCCGTTTACCATTGATATGATTGGTTCAGTGAGCCGTATGTTGGTGGGTCTCCGTTCTTATGCGTCCACGCAGGCAGGACAACTCTCAGTATTGACCGCGTTTGACGGTTCTCCATTCTTATCCAGTTTACGCCTGAATATTTCGAATATTGACCGCATCAAGCAGTGGCCAATCGCAGTCTTTCGTGAAGTGACCGGCTACTGGAAAAATATTCGTATGCCTCTTGATTATACTTATCCTGTACCCCAAGATGTATATAGTATTACCTTTGGCGGGTTTGATACGACCAATCCCGCTGGCACCCTCCAATTTACTCGCGCCGTTCTACCCGTTCTTTATCCTATCCTCGGTCCTATACCTATGGATCCGCGTAATAATAGCCGTAAAACGACTATGCTCACCTACGGCGAGGCATGGAATGTGTTCGAAATCAGGAACGGTAAGGGAATGATGATGTTTGATGATAGTTAAAGGGCGGAAAAAATTGAATCTGTTTGTAACGAGTATACGAATCGTACCCTCCTTACTTTCTTACAATGGCATCTATGATTTCTACGTCCTCCGTTCCTTCCACCGTTCCTTCCTCCGTTCCGTCCACTGCTCCCAGCCGGCGCCCTGTATCATCATTCGCTGCTGCGCAGCAGATTAAAAAGACGATTGAGGCGAAAGAGGCAGCGGAGTTGGTTGCAAAGTCTATGGCAGCGTTGGCGGTGGCAGCGCTAAAGGCGGAGCTATCCAAGACTACCGAGCGTGCCACAGTGCCCATTTGGGAATCTTCGCCCTCGCGTCGCTCCTCGGATGAGGAGTATCCAATTGAAAGCCCTGATGAAATGGACTATGAAACCTCGGTGGAGTATGCCGAGCATCTACGCTTTAATCGTGCTCAGCGAGAAAAGCAGCGCGTTCGTGATTATAGTAAGGATCTCTCCGAGGAGGATGAGGGAGAGGGTGATGAGGAGCGTTCGGTTTAAAAACCTCTTAATGTGAATAAGAAATGTCGTCTAAATACCAAAAAAATCTTGCTGCTCAGGTGGCAGCAGGCGTTCGTACCCAATATGTATACGATCTATCAGGTGTAAAATATCGTACTAAAAGTGACCTTCTTACCTTACAGCGGCAATGGAACACCTTTGAAAAAGTAGAAAACTACAATTTTACGATTTATTTAAAATTTTTAAGAGGTGATTTTGGACAAACCTGGTATCAGTTCTATAACAATACAGAAGTATCCGATTATCGTGTTGGACAACAGTTACATGTCAACCGCTATCCAAATCTACCACCAGAGATTTTTCAGTCTATTTCTCTTGCGCCCTTGCCAATTTGTACAAATGGCACCGGTCCTCCTGTATTCAAACAGACTCCGGCGCAAATTGTCTCTGCGCCAACGATGACCGAGGGTCAAAAAATAGAGAACAATGCCGATATGGCTATTTATATTCAAGTGAGTACTTACAATATTCTTCATAGTACATTTACATATCAATTTGCGAGCAATGAGGAGCAACTTTCATATTATCGTGCGGAGCGTCGTCTTTATGCGGCGGCGCAGGCGGCGCTACATCCACCAGCGATTGCGGGAGGATTTGCCGTGTAACACGATTACGGACATGCGGCTCAATAGGGAATGTTTCAAGAATTTTACGCCAAATTAGTAATTTACGTTGGCGTAAGATATCGTCCATTGGTATTTCTACCTTAGTTGGTAACGAATACTTCATTTTTTTCAATGAGTGTTACGAAGTGCTTCCATTACTTCGCGAATGTCACTGCGGTAGTTCACCTTCGCATAATGAAGGCAGCCGTTCTGTTTGGACATTAGATGCTTATCATTCTCTGGAATACGCTCTAGTTGTCCAATATATGTGGGCGATTCAGTATTATATGTGTAGACATGTCCGGTTTGCGAATTAATCAAGTAGACAATACCCTGTACAGATGCACGGATAAGTGTATCGGGTACAGGAGTATCCATTGTTATGCTCTTTAAGTTCTTGGGTTGTAAATGATTCATTTTTTTAGTTCTAGCCAAGGACTTTCACACCACCTCGTCCAAAGAAGGCGCTTTCAATAAGAAGTTTTAATTTATGCCAAGGTACACATGTTCCTACAATCTCACTATATATCGTACAGGCTACAATAAATGCGAGCAATATGATTGGTATATATGACATGACCAAATCTATAATAGGTTTCATCCTTACTATGATAGGTTGAAAAAATTGACGCGTCCTACCTACCCTTTTTTTGTTCGCATCCGCTTCCAAGTTTTCTTCTTACACAAATGTCTTCCTCCCTCTTCGCACAAACCCTCCTGCTCCTCGTTGAGGGCAAGTCCGTTCCTTCCTCCACAATTGATGCTCTTCGTGAGCTCTGTCCCGACGCAGTAGCAGCGCCTGTTTCTTCTGTGCCTGTCACTGAACCTGTCGCTACGCCTGTCGCTGCGCCTGTCACTGCGCCTGTCGCTGCGCCTAAGCCTGCCGCAAAGCCCAAGGTTGCCAAGCTCAAGCATGTAGTGCCGAAGCCTGCTGCTTCTGCTTCTCCTGCTCCTGCTGCTTCTCCTGCTGCTCCTGCTGCTCCTGCTGCTCCTGCTGCTCCTGCTGCTCCTGCTGCTCCTGCTGCTCCTGCTCCTCCTGCTCCTCCTGCTGCTCCTGCTTCTGCTTCTGCTGCCGCCGCAACCAACGCCGATCCGTGGCGCAACCACCCGTCACGCCTGAAGTCCATTAAGCCTGACTACTGTGTTGCGCGCCGCATCACAGAGAAGGACCATGTTGTCGGTACCGGTCCAAATGATCCTAGCCCCAATGGCAAGTTCTTCATTGAGAAGCAGTGTAGCACAAAGCTTACTGGAGGCGCGTCCGGGTCTAAGCTGTGCGAAAAGTGTGCCGGCTACGAGGCAGCAGTAAAGCTGAATCCCAAGGCAGGCAAGGGGAAGTGGTATGGTCGCCTTGACGAGGAATCCCTCTACCCACTCTCCTATGTTGTCGGCTGCTCGCATTTCCTCAGCAAGTACCCCAACGGCATCACCGGTGACTCGTTCCGCCCTGGTGACGCGTCTCCTTCTCCTCCTTCTGCTGAACCTACTGCTGCTGTCGCACCCGCCAAGACGGCGCGTGGCAAGAAGCCCGCGGCTAAACCTGCCGCCGTGGCAGTTGTGGAGACAGTCGCTGTAGATACGGTACCCAAGAACATGGATTGGTTAAACTTCATGTACGAGGGTCGCCTCCACATCCGCAATGCAAAGACCGGCAAGACATACTACGCCGACAGCCAGAAGCACAGCCTTGAAGAGATGGCTATCAAGGAACATTATGTTGGTCGCTGGGTTGACGGTGCACTTGAGCTCGACGATGATAGCGATGACGAGTGAGCCGCTGCGGGTGC